ACCTTGTGGAGCTTCATAAACGGATTTTTCAATCATATAATTCCTTAGTAATACGCTTTCTTGCGTCTAAATTCTCGTGGCTCATCAGGCTCATCACTAGGCAATGAGATAAACCCACCTCTTCTGAATCTTAGCAGAGCCTGTGTAGTTGAGTCCACAAAGTCGTCATGGTCTGAATTGGGAAATGCAGCCACTTCCTCAATCACTTCTTCAGCCCATCTTTTCCTTGGCGCCCACACCCGCCCGCTTGCAAATAAATCTGTCACCGCATTCAATCTGGATATCTTGTCGTTACCCCTGGTCGGCGTGAATTCCTGCACAGGAATGCCCATCCTTCTTAGCTCAAATATCAATGGCGCACCAGACGCCTTTGCTTCGACAATAAACGCATCAGGCTGCCATTCTTTGTACATGGATTGCGCCCTATCTTTTAGCGTAGGAAATTCCATGCGCTCCTTAAAGGCATCGAGCAAAATAACATGCGGGTCCATTTCGTTTTCGTCTTTGTAGAAAACGCCCCAAGTCGTACAAGCCGAGTAGTCGGCGCGTTCTGATTTTGTAAACGCCGTATCCCAAGACTGAATAATGTAAGTACAAGGAGGAGGACGCTCTGCATCCCAGACCTGCCACCATTCACGTTTGACCAGCGCACCCTCTTCACTCGTTGGGTCTTGTTGATACTGCGCTTGCCATTTGGATAGCGGAAGTTCAATCCTTAACTTTGATAATTCCTCAAAGGACCAAAACTCAGGCCAGAGAGGTTTCTCATTTGGAAGAATTGCTGGAAGGCTAATAATCTCCCATTCATCCCCGTCCCTGTCCACCATGGCTTGGCAAATTTTGCCCGTCAAGTCCCTCTTGGACCAGCGGGTCATCACAACAATAATCGAGCCGCCTGGCTGCAAACGCTGCCTTGGACCAGAGGTGTACCACTCATACACCTTGTCAAAAACGCTAGGGTCGTTGGAGGCTAGTGCCGCCTCTTGCTCCGAATGGGGGTCGTCAATAATAAGTAAATCAGCACCTTTACCAGTAACAGTACCCCCCACACCAATAGCAAAATACTCCCCATTAGCATTAGTACTCCAGCGCCCAGCCGCTTTAGAGTCTGAACGCAACGCCACATTAGGGAATATCTTTGCATACGTATCCGAGTCTACTAAGTTCCTGACCTTACGTCCAAAGCCCACAGCCAGTTCAGCCGTGTTGGAACACTGAATAATCTTCTTCTGGGGGAACCGCCCCAAGAACCAAGCTGGCAGCAGATAGCTGGCAAACTCCGACTTCGTATGCCGAGGAGGCATGTTAATAATTAACCGTTTAATTTTTCCCTCGGCTATCTCTTCAAATTTCTGAGCCATAAGCGCATGGTGTCTACCGTCAATAAAGACAGGCCACATCGTTTTTACAAAAGCCAGAAAGTCTATTTGGCCTTTTTCCCTGGCCTTGGATGCTTCATACAAACGCACATCATCATATATTTTTTCCTGCGCCTCTTTGGGCAGCATCTTTATGATGTCTTCTATATTCACACAATGTTCCTCAGCTTGAGATACGCTGGACGAATACTCCTAGTCCTCTTCGTATCCCCTTTGCAAACCCCTATTTCAATAAGCGCTTTCATTTTCCGCGCCACATTTCCACGGCCTTTCTCGCCAGTCATAAACATAATGTCATCAATAGTCGGCCCAAACCCATAGGAATTCCACCAGCTCTCAATGATATGGAAAGTCTCCTTCTGCGCTGGCGTCATTGTTGCTCCCACATAATTACAGGAGTCCCCAATCCCATATACGCACCCTCAATATTAAACTCAATATACTCCAGCGCCTCTTCATCCGTCATCCCATCTCTCTCCATCAACTTAGCCAGGATAAGCTCTCCGCTATACACAAGCACATCTACCCGTGTGCCATCTCTCCACAGCAAAGACTTCCCAATAATCGCATCATCATGTCCGTCAATTTTTAACATATACCCCCCTACCCTTTTTTATTCAAATCATCAAGGGGGGCCATTTCTACATCCTCCCCTAACACTAACATTCCAGGATTTTGTACCCCCTCCCCCTCGTAAGTTATTGATTCTAAAGAAGAAAGTGGACCATTAACATGTGTTAATGGTGCCTCTGGGTTGGAAAAATTTGGTGATTGACTGTCGGAAATACTATGCAAATGCCCAGCATCAGACGCGGGCAAAAACGGGTGCCTGCCCCCTCGTGGGGGGTCGCTTTCTGGGAATTCAATGCCCTCACCCCCTTCAGCAATGCTACGAGAATCCTCAGATACATCTCGCACAACCACATCCTCTGGCTCTGTGCCAGTTATCTCAGCCAGCAATGACTGGGCGCTCCTCTTGGTCTTGGCTTCTATGGTGTTACTCGCCATGATTGCCATGCGAATAGATTCCATCAGCCTGTCTCGCATCACGCTACTGTCCACCTGATGCACCACTTCCCTGCGTTCAGAGAACAATGCAACCTCAGTCATCTTGCCTATCAGCTCCAGCGCCTTGAGTTGCTGGGCGGGTGCGACTTCATCATCAAGTGCCAGCTTGGTTAGCCGATGGATTGCAACTGTCCTCAAACGAGTGGGTAAAAGATATTCCTCTGCTTCTTTTGCCATCTGGAGAGCATTCGCATAGGTAGCCACATTGGGATTGTTCGCCACCTTCTGTGCATCCCTTGCGTGTGTCTCTCTCTTACCCTTGGTGTCATACGCCCTTCTGTAGGCTTCAGACTTATTACCTGTCTCTACGAACTGCTCTGCGAAAGTCTTCTGTTTCTTGGTGAGTCGCAGGTTGGACGGGTTAGCACCCAGCAGTATTCTCTCTATTGGGACTGCCTTCATTCCTTCCTGTATTTCCTTCTTGGATAGCTTCTTCATGTCTTAGGTATGTCTTGGGTATCTAGAAGGTTAGCATCCTATATGGTTATCTGTGCAATGTCTAGACTGTTTCGCTTCGCTACTAACGGATTGCGTCAATCCTGTGCCGATTTATGCACCCAGCACCACCAATATCGAAATAAAACCCAGCTCGCAATGCCCCGCAAACCCGCATGAATCCTAGAGAAATGAAAATAGTTTAAAAAAACACTTGACAAACAAGTAGCAGTCCACATCTAATACATAGGCGGAAAGAAATCCGTTTCAACTACTAGGAGTAATTCACCATGATGCCAATGACACTTAACTGCCACTACCAGAATCCATTAGATGTGAAATGTATCCATGACGCCTATGGCAAACGCTACACCTTCTGGTATCTCACTGAGGAATGTAGCTGTTCTGTCTCTCGTGCCTTGTATCTAATGCTTATCTCAATCTAGGTCAACTGAAGAGTCTTCAATAGACGAAACCGCAGGGTATGCGGTCTTGACCAACAAACGGAGTAACTATGCTCAAAGTGACACAACGCAAAGTAGAAGGTAAGCCAGTAATGACTTTCCCAGACGCTGGTCTTGAAGGCGTGGTAATGCAAATTACTGGTGCTGGTAAGACTGTCAAGAAAACCATGGAAGCTATGGCAATCATTGCCCAGCTCAAACGGGGCGAGAAGGTAACAACACAATCCCTAATCTTGGAGATAACCGAATGATTACTCTCACAATCAATACAGACAATGACGCCTTCCAAGAAGACCCATGGGGCGAGGTGGCGTCAATCCTTGAGTCTATCGCTACCAATATGCGAAACGACCAACAACTCACCCACTTCAGCATCTACGACAGCAACGGAAACAAAGTAGGCTTTATTAAGGAGATATCAGAATGAAAGCATACGAACACCTAGTGGACTTCTCCCTTCTGCGTGGTTGCACTATCAGCGTCTGGGACGGAGAGGAAATGCCAGTTCTCAAATCCACCGACAAGGAAAAGATTCTCGACCATATCCGGTCAGTTGAAGAAGCTGAAATCTGGATTTATGAGAATGATGAGAAGGTCGGTTGGGCATTGATTATTCCCTTTGGTCTGGAAGACAACGAGACAGTCGCAGACTTCACCATGACCGACTTTATGAACTACTGGGACGAGGAATACACCAGAACAACTGATGAGACTTAAATAGTCGAAACCGCAGAGATTGCGGTCTTGTTCAACTCTTAGGATTACTATGGAAAAGACAATCGACCTCACGGGATTTATCGGGTCTGAGAATGCCTACAAATCTTGCATATTTGTGCCTGCCATGCGTCATACGGATGGTGTGGAATTCTTCTGCAATGAAGCTGGTGCCTTCTGGTTTCTCGATATCGTTGCAACCGAATACTTCAAACTCCAAAAGAAGTATCCCTTCATGTCAATTAGCCTGTCTTCACTCAATGGCAAAGCCACCATCAGCGTGGAAGACGGAGACTGCAACACCATCAAACAAAAGAAAATCGAATACACCGATTGCCCAACTGGCATTTACGGGTTTTTCCTGATAGACAACATTCTGATGCTGAAAGGGGAATATTGAAATGACATACATAGAGTCCCAATTCTTCAGAGTCGCACCCTATCCCCTGCACACCGAATTCAACGGGGAATTGCTGGTCAAGGTGCATTCTTCACACGGGGAAACCAACTGGTTGACTGTCACCCCCCAAGCCATGCGCCAGATTGAAGACATTATCTACGCTGAATACATGAAACGCTACCACGGGGGTGAACATTGATAACCAAAACCCAGATAGTCAACGCTGGGTATCGAGTCCTGCCCCAAGGGGCATGGATTCGCATAGACCCCGAAACAATCCCAGAATGGGACGATATCGCCAACGAGCTGGGATTCAATGCCCAAGCCAAAGAAGTAATTTTGTGCATAGCTGGAATAAAGGAAATTGACAATGACTGATGACTGCGAACACACCAGAGAAAACTCTTGGTGGGAATATGACGCCCAAGGGATTGAATTAGCCAAAGTCTGCGACAAGTGCGTTGACAAAGTGTTAGCTCAATACCGCCCCGCAATCCTGACTGGTTACAGCCAATCAGATGTTGACGAACCAATCGAGGAATAAGCCATGGGATGGACTGGAACATTAAAAACAATGCCCACACGGGATTTTTTGATTAAACAATTCTCTGGGGAAAACGAAACCCACAAGTGGGAATTGCACGACCTGACCATCAAAGGCGGTGTGGCTTACGGGCTATTCCTGCAAGGCGATAAGGAGACAAATATAGTGATGGCGGAAGCTATCGTTATCCTGATTCGCCATGAAGACGGGCAAATATTCTTCAAAGACATGGGTGAGTCTGCCATGCCTTACTACTATGGCGCACCAATAAAACTGCTTGACAAGCTAGACCAGTTTTATCCGCCAGTCAACGAGAACGCAAAGAAATGGCGAGAGAAATGCCGTTTCTATGCGGAGAGAAACAAGATAAAAGTTAATGATGGAGACATTATCAAGTTTGCCAAACCCTTCAATTTCCGCCTGTTTATGGAAGACACATTCAAGGTTGTTAAAGACGGGAACAAGGTTTTATTCCGCACGAAAGACGGGACTATCTGCAAGATAACCAAGTGGAAAGAAAAGGAATTCCAACTATCAAACTGATGAGTCCTGTAGGACGAAACCGCAGAGATGCGGTCTTTGATTAACAACTGGAGTAACTATGCCTAATTGGTGTGACAACAATTTAGTTTTAAAACATGACGACCCTGCCATGATTGACAGAGCTGAGAAAGCATTCAACGAAAGAAGACTGCTGGAAGAGTTTGTGCCAGTCCCAAAGGAGCTAAAGGATACGACTGCTGGGTTTCTTGGTGAAGGCACTTATGCCCAGCGCCTGCTAGAACTGCGGGAAAAGCTAAACGAAGAATTCTTCAAGCATAAAAACTGGTGGGACTTCTGCGTCAAAGAATGGGGAACTAAGTGGGATGTTGGTGGAGATGATGGTTTCTGCCAACGAACTGGCACAAACGAATTGACCCTTTCATTCAATTCTGCATGGAGTCCGCCAGTCAATGCCTACGAAAAAATGGCAGAGCTGGGGTTTCATATTGCTGCTTATTATTTTGAAGGTGGCATAGGTTTTTGCGGGAGCTGGGATTCTGAAAACGGGGATGCCGAATTCAGCATGGAAGGTATTACTTCTAAAAATATCCACAAACGCATTCCCTCAGACATTATCGAAAACTTCAACTTGAAAGAAGAACTGGAGCATTACGAAGAGGAGATGGAAGATGAATAATTTGCAAAAGATGATTGAGCTGGTATTGCCAGTCTTCAAAGATGAGATTCTCAGCTCTGGTGACTGGTTTTTTAACCTAGACGATTACACCCTCAACTATCTCCACCTTGGAGATGGTGTTATCAAAGTTGACGCATACAGCGCAAAAGATAACTCTACCGATTTCAGCGACCAAGTATTTTCAATCACATTTAAAGGAGTCCGTTAAATGGGTGCTACCACATTCGCTACCTTTGCAGAAGGTAAAACTGCCAATGAAGCATTTGCACAAGCCAGAGAAGATGCCTTCTACTACCACGGACACGCTGGGTATACGGGAACCATTGCAGAGAAAACAACCTTTGTGATGATTCCAGTCCCAGAAGGTGCAGACCCGTTGGAATACGCCAACAAGCTAATTGATGAAGATGATGAGCGAGTCACAAAGAAATGGGGTGACGCTGGTTGTATCGACTTGAAGAACGATAGATATTATTTCTTTGGATGGGCGTCATGCTAAAAGAAAAGATTATCGAGCTGTTGGAAGAATACAGCCCCCACGAGCTAGACCACCTCACGGGTGAACACCAAACGACTTGTCTAATGATTTGCCACGAAATCATTGTTAGAGACAAGAAACTCAACAAACCCGAATACTGGAAAGTAGAAGAGGTTGATACAAACCTCTGGGGAATCTACGGAGATGCATGGGGGGAATGGATAGACCCCAAAGGCGATTTTCTCTGCTTTGATAACCCAGAAGATGCCCAGCAATACATTGATGAGGAAATTCCCAAATGCAACTAAATGCCTACGAAAAAATCATTATGACCACCGACCAATTAGACAACGGCTCAATCGTTGTCAACTTTGATTTGTGCGACATGGAAGAAGATGAAGTAACACAACAAGGCGGATACGCCCAGATTATTCAAGATGATGAGAAACAAGTATTCTCTATTTTTGTATTTGACGCAAACGGAGATGTAGTCTCTGAAACTAATCTTCCCTTTAAATTCAGTCCCTTTGGATGGAGGTCAAGATGAGCATAAAAGTAAACCTAACCTACATTGACAGCGTGTTTACCGAAAACACGGGCGGTGGATGCGTTGTGGATTTTGTTGAACTCAAAGACGGACGGGTGCTAGGAATTAGTGACGAATACCTGTGCGTCTATGAATCGTTTGACCACTTCTACATAGCTAGTGGTGTAGACCATTTGCCAACCATTGCATTCGAACCCAAACTGCAAGAAAAGAAAAACTTCATTGTCAGAGCTACATATTCGACCATGTGCGAAACAACGATAAAAGCCAGAAACTCCGCAGAAGCATACGAGATAGCCAAGAAATTGGACGGCTCAGTATTCGACCATGGCGGTCTGGACGATTGGAACATTGAATCAGTAGTGGAGGAAAAATGAAAACATCAGAAGCATTTGCCATTGATGAATGGCTGACCGAAACTCCAGACTTTGCGTCCTATTGGGACATTATGGAATCCCTTGAGAATGCAAAAGGTTGGGACGAAATAGAAGATATCGTGCCTTGGGAAGTGGTGGAAAACTATCCCCCTAGTCAGGTTGCTGAGTTCATTGACATGACCAGA